ACTCCATCGCAGGTCGAGCTGGTGAAGCGTTACACCTTCGCGAATGGCAAAAGGAACTAATCCGCCATGTCTTCGCCGGTGATGAGAACGGCTACCGCAACTCCATCAGCCTTATCGGTATGCCACGCAAGAATGGTAAGTCAGCACTTGGCTCGGTGTTCGGTCTTTACTCTCTGATACTCGGCGCTCGCGGTGCTGAGGTCTACTCAGTCGCGGCCGAAAAGGAACAGGCTCGCATCGTGTTCGCTGATGCTAAGCGCATGGTCGAAGCCTCACCAGAACTCAGCGCAATCACCAAGCTTTACCGCGATGCTATTGAGCTACCGAAGGCGGGTTCGGTCTACCGCGTTTTGTCGGCGGAAGCGTATTCAAAAGAAGGTCTAAACCCTTCGGCAACTATCTTCGATGAGCTACACGCCCAGCCTTCGCGTGAGCTGTTTGATGTCATGTCGCTGGCTATGGGTGCGCGTGGCAAGCTCGCAACCCTCATCGCCATCACGACCGCTGGCACTCGAAGCGACACAACTGGCAACGACTCAATCGCCTACAGTCTTTACAACTACGGCAAGAAGATAAGCACCGGAGAACTCAAAGACGATACTTTCTTCATGGCTTGGTGGGAAGCACCAGCCGAGATGGATCACCGCAGACCTGAAACTTGGCAACTAGCGAACCCTGGCTTTGGCGACATCTGTTCTGCCGAGGACTTCGAGTCAGCCGTTCGCCGCACACCTGAAGCCGAGTTCAAAATCAAGCGAACCAACCAATGGGTAAACAGCAAGTCAGCCTGGCTACCTGCTGGAGTCTGGGAGGGACTCGAAGAATCGTTCAAGTTACTGCCAACCGATGAGTATGTTCTGGGCTTTGATGGTTCATGGAAGAACGACTCAACCGCTCTGGTTGCCGTCATTATGCCTCGAGAAGAAGGCGATGTTTACCGAGTCTTCAGGGTTGCGCATTGGGAGAAAGACTTTGCGCTCGGTGATGATTCATGGATTGTGGACAAGGCGGAAGTAAGCAAAGCAGTCATTGACTTCTTCTTTGCCAACCCGAACTGCCGTGAGATTGTCTGCGACCCGACATACTGGCAAGACGAAATGTTCCAATGGTCAGACGCTGGCATGGTTGTTGTGGAATACCCAAACACTATTTCGCGCACCGTTCCAGCAACTGCCAAATTGTTCGAAGCCATTATGAATGGCAAGATCAAGCACAACGGAGACGGCGCACTAGCGCGTCATCTCGAGAACTGTATCCTAAAGGTAGACTCGAACCGAGGCGCGAGAATCACAAAGGACTACCGCAATCCAAGGCTCAAGATTGACTTAGCCATCGCATTACTGATGGCTTATGACAGGGCAAGCGGTAGAATTGAAGAACAGATAGTGCCTCAAGTATTCGTTTAGGCGGTAGGTTTTGGGAATTTTCGACAATCTTTTTGCGAAGCGAGCAATCAGCTTCCAGACAATCTGGGGCGCTGGAGATGACTTCAACACGCTCACCAGCCTTAGCGCAACGAAGGTTGATAGCGCAACGGCTTTCCAAGTCAACGCCATTTACTCGGCAGTTTCTCTAATCTCTGACACCATCTCGACCCTTCCGGTTGACTCATACATTCGTAGAGACGGCAACCGCTTCGCATTCAGACCACGACCAGTCTGGCTATCGAGACCAGACATTGACACCACCAAGGAAGCGTTCTGGGGTTCGATTATTGTTTCCCTACTGCTAGACGGCAACGCCTTCATTCGTGTCTATTCAGGTGACCGTGGGCAGGTAGTAAACCTAGTTGTCCTAGACCCTAAGACCGTGACCATCCGCCGTAACGGTGTGGGTCGAGTCATGTTTCAGGTCGAGGGTGAATCAGAACTTCTTGGCTCAGACCAAATTGTTTTCATCCCGAACATCGTGCGACCAGGACACATTCGCGGAGTCGCACCGGTCGAGGCACTAAAGACCAACTGGGGACTAGCCATCGCGCTAGAGAACTACGCCGCAACCTTCTTCGGTTCTGGCACTCAGACCAGCGGTGTTATCGAATACCCAGGCAACCTAACTGCTGATCAGGCAAAGATGCTTCAGGAAGGCTTCGATGCTCGTCACCGTGGATGGGGTCGCGCACACCGCACCGCAATCATCTCGGGTGGCGCTAAGTATGTCCCGACCTCGGTTGAGAACGACAAGGCTCAGTTCCTAGACTCTCGCCGTCTAGCGGTCGAGGATGTCGCTCGCGCATTCAACATCCCGCCAAACTTGCTTGGCGTTCAGGGTTCTTTCACCTACTCGTCAGTCGAGGCCAACAACATCGCCTTCGTGACACACACGCTGAGACCAATTATCCAGAAGCTGGAGACTGCCTTCACGCCGTTGCTATCGCGTGAGCCAGGAGGAGAAACCGCATTCATCAAGTTCAACCTTGATGGACTGCTACGCGCTGACATCAATACAAGAATGAGTGCTTACAGCGTGGGACTTCAGTCGGGCTTCTTGACCATCAACGATGTTCGCAGACTTGAGGACTTGACTCCGATTGACGACCCAGCCGCAGATAGCGTTCGTGTTCCGCTTGCGAATGTCAACCTAGATGCTGCCGACCTGACCGCTCAGGACAAGCGTGTCAACATGGTTCAGAAGCTAGTCAACTCTGGTTACAGTCCATCTGAGGTTCTTGCCGCTATTGGTCTGCCAGAGATTGAACACACCGGAGTTCCATCAGTTCAGCTACAGGGCGTAGCTCAAATTGACCCTAACGATCCGCAGAGCGTCTACGAGGTCTAAATGATTAGCACCGGTCAGGCAGCAATCGGACTCACCGCAACGGCTATTGATGGCGTATCAACAACCGAAAGCAAAATCACTATTCACAACAACGACAACGCCACCCACATCTGGATTGGTGGCCCAGATGTCACCACATCAAACGGATTGCTACTGCTAAAAGAACAGAGCTATCAGTTCAACCTAATGCCACTTGAGCAGATTTACGCCGTAAGCTCTAAGACCGGACACATTATTTCTTGGATGAAACAGAGTCACTAATGCCGTATTTTATTTGGGATGAATCGCCTGAGTGTTCAGGTTGGGCCGTAGTCAAACAAGACGGCGAACTAATGTCATGCCACAAGTCAAAGCAAGACGCTATCGAGGCGATGGTCGGTGTCAGCGTTGCTGAAGGCATTCAGCCTGGCGGAAGCTACAAAGAACAAGATGACGAGCCAGAGATTGAGCAAACAGAACTTCGCGACACCTGCGAAGACTGCGATGGTCATTGCCAGGTTTGCCGTTCAGAAAAACGCATCGCATCAGGGCCACCGGCTGTAATTGCCGACATTGACGGAACACTAGTAACTTTCCAAGGTGATCGTAACGATAAGGTTCAGGACTATCTCGATAGCTTTGAAGATACTGAAATTATTATCATTACAGCTCGCACCGCTGACAAGCGAGCTGAGACCGAGGCAGAACTCGACAGCCTCAACATTGACTATGACTTGCTGTTTATGAAGCCTAATGCCGATACAGACTCAACCGAATGGAAGAAGTCAAGGGCAGAGCGCTTGCTTGAAATTTACAATGTCATGGTCGCAGTTGATGACAATGAGGACATCAGAGCTGCTTATCGCGACCTCGGTATTACCGCTATCGCACCATCCGAAGTTCCAGCATCATCCGATGATGAGTCAGATGACCCTGAAGACATGGATGAAGAACGCCAAGTCAACCTAACTCCACCAGCCTACATGCGCGCCGCTGCTCGACAGGGCTTGCGCTACTACGAAGAAGGCAAGGGCGGCGATGGACTGGTTGAACGGACAATCAGAGAAGCTCGGGCTATGGCAGCTGGTTCAGTTACTGCTGATAAGTGGGTGCGTATTCGGGCTTGGATTGCTCGTCACCTTATTGATCTTGACTCCCCTGACGCAAACCCTAATTCCGACAATTATCCAAGTGCTGGCGTAGTCGCTCACTTGCTATGGGGTTCAGGGCCAAGCAAAGCGGCAGCTCGCAGAGCACTTGCCTATGCGGAAGGCGTAGTTGCTAGGATTGAAGCAGAAAACGAAGGCAGAGCGAAAGGCGAAGCATTGTCAAAAATTGAAACTCGTGTAAATTCCACGAAGTTTGAGATTCGTCAGGAAGCCGAGGGAATGCGCTTCAGCGGTTACGCTGCCGTCTTCGACTCGCCATCCGAGCCACTTCCATTCATCGAGCGTATTGCGCGTGGTGCTTTCAAGAAGACCCTCAGAAGCCGCAACGATGTCAAGTTCCTTTGGAATCATGACTCGGGCGAGATTCTAGGTTCGACTCGAGCCAAGACCCTAACCCTGACCGAAGACGAGCGTGGACTAAAGGTAGAGGGCATTCTGCCAAACACCTCACGCGGTCGCGATGTCGCAGAGCTTCTCAAGCGTGGCGATGTTGACTCAATGTCTTTCGGCTTCTCAGTTCCAGCCGGTGGCGACTCATGGTCAACCGATGGTTCAGAACGCACTCTGAAGTCTGTTCGCCTTCACGAAGTGTCTCTAGTGGCATTCCCTGCTTACCCTGGCACGGCTGGTCTCCAGTCGGTTCGTGGTCTTGACAAGGTTGCTCAGCGAGCTGGCGTAGATGCTGACGCACTTGCTGACGCTCTGCTGAAGATTGAGGATGGTCAGGCAATCAGCGCTGATGAGAAGGACATGCTGTCCCGAGTTATCTCCGACCTATCGCCAGAAACCGAAGCGAAGGCTGACGAAAACCACTCTGACTTGGGTATGCTTATGCTCAAGAAGAAGAAGCTAGACCTGCTAACTAAGGGAGTAATTTAGTGCTAGATAAGTCGGAAGTAAAGGCGGCAATCCTTGAGGTTGCTGGCAACCCGACATCTGGCGTAATCGCTGATCTAGTTGACGAGTTTGCTGAGGCGGTTGTAAGACTGTCCCAGCCAAAGACTGCGGCTTCTCTCTCCGCAGAAAAAGAAACGCGTGTAACCAAGCCGACCGAACTCAGGTAGTCGCCAAGCAGAAAGCGTTTCTCCCCACCGGTCTTTCCCCCTTTCTACCGGTGGGGTTCTGCTTTTACAGGGGTGTTGTAAACTAATTACATACGGAAGTGAGTTAGCTCTGCCGTTGTTAGTTGAGCGTCAACGCCGCTAATCCCATTCATTAGAAAATTAGGAGACATTCATGTCCGAGTTCATCACTCGCCAGACTGAAGTCCGCAATAACCTAATCGCACAGGTTCGCGAGGTCATTGACTTCGCTGAGTCTGAGGGTCGCGGACTTGACGCTGAGGAGCTTCGTAAGATCGAAGCTATCGAGGCAGACATCGCAAAGGCAGACGAGGCCATCTCTGTTGCTCAGCGTTCCGAGGAGCGCAAGCTAGAGGCTGCTGTTGCTGCTAAGGGATTCATCCCATCGGTATCAGAGCGCTCTGCTTCTGACATCCTTCGTGAGGTTGCTCAGACCCGCTCGAACTTCACCTTCGAGAAGCGCGCTGCTCTAGTTCCATCCACCAACACCGTTCCAAAGTCGTTCTACGATGAGGTCTTCGATGTTGCTCGTCTAACCGGCCCAATGCTTGAGACCTCTGAGGTTATCAACACCACTTCCGGTGAAGACCTAACCATCCCAACCCTGACCGCTTACAGCACCGCAAGCCTAACCGCTGCTGGTTCTGCGCTAAGCGCTCAGGAGCCTACCTACTCAAGCATCACCCTAGGTGCTAAGAAGTATGGCTTCCTAATCCAGGCAGCAAACGAGCTAGTAACTGACGCTGGCTTCGACCTAGCTGGTCACCTTGCTCGCCAGGCTGGAAACGCTATTGGTTACGCAGTAAACAACGCTCTTACCCTTGGAACTGGAACCACCGTTCCAACCGGTATCGTTACCGCTGCTGGCTCTGGTGTAACTGGTGGAACTGCTGTTGGTGGCGCATTCACCGCTGACAACCTGATTGACCTTGCTTACTCGGTAGACGGCGCTGTTCGCCGTATGCCAGGCGCTGGTTTCATGGCTAACGGCCAGACCATCGGTGCTATGCGTAAGCTAAAGGACTCAGCCGGAAACTACCTCTACCAGGTGGGTGTCGGATACCCAGACACCTTCGCTGGCTTCCGCGTTGTGGAGAACCCACATGTTGCCGCGGTTGCTACCGGTGCCAAGTCGGTCATCTTCGGTGACCTATCCTCTTACAAGGTTCGCGTTGCTGGTGGAATCCAGGTTGCTTCAAGCCAGGACTACGCTTTCAACACCGACCTAACCACTTGGAGATTCATGATCCGTCTTGACGGAAACTTGACTCACTCAAGTCACATCAAATACTTCATCGGAAACGCTGCTTAGTTTCTGACTGAATAAAGCCGAGGGGCTGTCCGTTGTAGGTTGCGGGCAGTCCCTCTCTTTATTTGCTAGAGTTTTGGTATGTCAACCTACGGCGCAATCTCTATTGCCAGCAATACGCCTGGCTCACCTACTGGCTACGGCGTTCAGGCGCTTATGGTAGCCGAACGACTGAAGCGCGATGGCTACGATGTAGCGGCGCTATCTAACTACGGACTCGAGGGAAACATCTCGACCCTTGAAACTAAATTCGGGTCAATCCCTCACTATCCTCGGGGACTCACGCTTTACTCTGGCGATGTTCTAAAGCTTCACCACGATCACTTCGTGAATAAGCGCGACATTCCTAACGCCATCCTCACGCTGTATGACGCATGGGTTTACAACGATGTCCCTGGCATTGACGAACTGAACTTCTGGTCTTGGACACCGGTTGACCACATCAGCGTTCCACCGCAGGTTTTGCGCTGGGCAAAGCGAGAGAATGTCAAGACAATCTCAATGTCCCCATTTGGTCAGCGTATGTTCGAGAAGGCAGACATTGACTCGACCTACATTCCTCACGCCGTAGACACTTCGGTTTATAACCGCCGAGACAACATCGCTGGACACGACCTGCGTGAATACATGGGAGTCCCGAAGGATGCCTTCTTAGTCGGCATGGTCGCGGCTAACAAAGCCAACGGCTCAATTCACCGCAAAGCCTTCGCAGAGAATCTTCTCGCCTTCGCGCTCTACCGCAAAGAAAACCCAAACGCTTATCTTTACCTACACGCCGAGCCAGGTAAGGCTTATGGAGGATTCCACCTGCCTAACCTGCTCAAAGCTGTTGGCCTACCGAATGAAGCCGTGCTGTTCCCCGATCAGGTCAAGTTCCGCTACGGATACTCACCAGACGAAATGGCTGGCATTTACTCATCGCTCGATGTCCTGCTACACGCCAGCTACGGCGAGGGCTTCGGTGTTCCGGCTATCGAGGCTCAGGCTTGCGGAACGCGTGTCATTGGCTCAAACTGGGCAGCGACTCCAGACCTGCTAGGCGAGGACTCATGGACAGTTGACGGACAACCGTTCTGGGATGAGGCGCAGTCTTCGTTCTTTATGATTCCGCTGATTCCATCGTTAGTCAGCGCACTCAAGAACGCCAATGAGAACCGAGGGTTCTCTCAGGCATCGGTGGACTTTGCCAAACAGTTCGATGTCGAGACCGTCTGGGATAACTACTGGAAGCCGTTTCTCAAGGCCAACCTATGAAGCTCGCCGCATTAGCACCGTTCCCATTCCACAATGGCGGGTTCGGTGGAGCGGAGAGAATTCTGAACCTGCTTACGCGAGTCGAACATGCGATAGATGTCTTCATTCCAACGGCAACTACGCAGTCACCGATTCAGTTAGCAAACCTAACGATCAAGGGCATACAGCTTCCCGAGTCGGTGATGAATGCTGGTAATGACTACGACACCGCATTGTCTATGGTCGCTGGAAACCTATTCTCTGAGGTGCTGGATGACTACGACCTAACAATCCTTGAGCATCCTTGGCAAGTAGACGCTGTGGATGGCAAGCGCTTCGTCTATGACGCACACAACAACGAGTCGCGCATGAAGGCGCAATTGTTCCCGCACGAAGTCCCGAGAACGAAGATTGTCGAGGCGAAGGCACTAAAAGCAGAACATGTTACCTTTTGCTCGCTAGGGGATGACATCATTACTGAGAGTCCATCCACGCACATCCCCAACGGAACAGACCTACCGAACATTCACCGCATCAATGGCAGCGGAGTCACCAATCTGTTATTTGTGGGGAGCGCTCATCCACCAAACATCGCAGCGGCAGCCATGCTCGCTAACCTAGCTCAAGCGCTACCGGACTACACCATAGTCATCGCTGGCGCTTGCTCGCAATACATTGAGAACCCGCCAAGTAATGTTCGTTTGGTTGGGCATGTCAACCCTGCCATCCTCGACTTCTTATTCAGCAGCGCTCACGCCTTCGTGAATCTAATCACCGCAGGATCGGGAACATCGCTAAAGGTAGGTCGCGCTCTGAGTTACGGAGTGCCAGTCATCACCTCACCGCTTGGCGCTCGAGGCTATGAGGATTCATGCCTAATCGCAAAGAACGCACAGGAAGTCGTTGACCACCTTAGAACCCTGACTTATCCGACTGTTTGGAAAGAAGAATCAGACCGCGCCAGAATCGCCGCTGAAGCCATCAGTTGGGACAAGGTAGGTTCTAGGTTCAATGAGGTGATTCAAGGGGTTCTGTATGGCAACAGTTAGTCTTCCGCTGGCAGTCTGGGGCGATGGGTATGGGCAATTCTTCGAGCGCTGGTTAGCGGCTGCGCATCAACTTACTCACAAGCCAATCGAGATTGTTCTGGTGACCGATGAGCGAAACCGTGACTTGGCGAAAGATGTAGAAAGTCAGATTCCGATTCGGCACGAATGGCTAAAGGCAGCCGATTACCGACTATGGGACTACGCCATCAGACTCTGTAAAGGTGACTGGCTTGGCATTTGTAATGTTGACGATCAGTTCTTACCGAATGCCCTCGACCAAATCAACGAGGCAGAGGAGGCAGGATGTAACCTGCTAGTGGACACACTTATTGTCAAGGGAAGCGGTCACCATTGGAAGGGCTACTGGGATGCCAACGCAATTCCTCAGCGCTTCACGCTAGTCGGTGCTGAGCCAATGAAGAAACAGCTCTACCTCGATGCCGGTGGCTTTGATTACCGCTATCAGTTCCCTGACTGGGCCTTGGCAGTCCACATGGTTCACAAATCGCTTTGTAAGCCATTCCAAGCCAAAACCCAGCGAGTTCTATTTGACCCAGGCAATGATCGGGTAACGATGTCAGGTAGCCAGCAAAACCCAAGCGTCAAGGCAGCTGGGACTGCGCAGGTTCACGAACTCTCCCGAAGCCTAGGACTGCTCTAGGAGTAGAATAGAAACATGGCTATTACCAATGGTTACGCAACCCTTGCTCAGGTCAAGGCATCTCTACGCATCACCGACTCGGTTGATGACGACCTGATTGAACTTGCTATCGAGGCAGCCTCGCGTGAGATTGACAGCGCAACCGAACGCCAGTTCTTTCCGACGACTACGACTCGCATTTACAGACCGCAGGATTCCTACATTACTCAGATTGACGACCTGAACTCTCTGACCACTCTAAAGACTTCCAGCGCAGCCGATGGCAACTATGACATTACTTGGACTGCCAGCGACTACCAACTCGAGCCACTAAACGGCTTGGCAGGTGGCATCAGCACTCCGGCTACTCAGATTCGTGCTGTAGGCGACTACACCTTCCCACTAGACGGTGGCGAGGCAACGGTTCAGGTTGTTGGAAGCTTCGGCTTCGCAACCACTCCAACCGCGATCAAGCAAGCAACGGTGCTTCTTGCTTCGCGCATTTTCAAGCGCAACGACTCACCGCTCGGTGTTGCTGGCTTTGGTGACCTTGGAGTAGTCCGAGTCAGCCGACTAGACCCAGACATTGACGCGATGATTTCGCCTTACAAGAAGGTCAGATTCGCGTGAGCATCTCTGACATCCGTGCGGGTCTAGCGACCAATCTTGCCACTATCCCAGGGCTTCGGGCATCGGCTGAGATTCCAGACAATCCATCGCCACCAGTTGCGGTAGTTGTTCTACAGTCGGTCAACTTCGATGGCGCATTCAAGCAGGGACTTACAACCTATAACTTCGTGGTCACGGTGATCGTGGGAAGACCAGCGGAGAGAGAAGCACAAAGAAGGTTAGATGCTTACGCATCAAGCACCGGAGCAAGTTCGGTCAAGCTTGCGATTCAATCAGATAAGACTCTCGGTGGTAAGGCGTTCGATGTTCGTGTAACAGACATGAATAACATCGGTGCGGTATTATTGGGAGAGGCAACATACCTATCGGCAGACTTTGCCGTTACTGTTTACGCTAACTAAGGAGACACCAAGTGGCTAAGTTTGTCGCTACGGACTACAACATCACCATCAACGGCGCAAGCTTTTCTTCGAGCCTGGCTGCCGTAACCCTCGACATCACCGTAGAGGAGCAGGACACCACTTCGTTTGGTTCGACTGCTCGCACTCGCGTCGGTGGTCTACAGGATGCTTCTCTATCCCTTGATTTCCACCAGGACTTCGGAGCAAGCTCGGTAGACGCTACCCTATTCCCACTACTTGGCTCAAACGCAACTGTCGTTATCAAGCCAACCAGCTCAACTGTTTCAGCAACCAACCCTGCTTACACCGCAGTTTGCTTGGTAACCCAGTATCAGCCATTCGCTTCAAGCGTTGGCGATCTAGCCACTCGCTCTGTATCGTGGCCAGTAACCGGTGCTGTTACTCGCGCAACCGCATAAGGAAACTAAATGCTAATCAACCTACGAGTAACCTACGCAGACGGAACAGTAAAAGACCTGAAGGCGATTGCCGCCGAGTTGGTAGCCTTCGAGTCAGAGTATGACCTCAGCATCGCTCGCCTTGAGCAGAACTTGCGTCTAACGCATCTTCTGTTCTTGGCGTGGCATGTTGAGAAGCGCACGAAGCAGACCACTTCTCCATTCGATGAGTGGGTCAATACTGTCGAGCTGATCGAAACGGTCGAGACAAAAAAATAACGCCGCTGGGGGATTCCTCAGCACATTGGCATTTAGCGGTGCTGGCTTATGAATACAAGATAAGTCCGCGAGAGTTAGAGAAGCTAAGTCCTCGCATGTTGTGGACAATGGGCAGATTCCTAGAGTCCCTCAACCGAAAACAGTCAAGGCGGTAAAATTGAAGGGTTAGGAGTTCTCATGTTTACACCAACCCTCGATGCGAAAGATGTTCGCGCTGTAATCAAAGAACTCAAAGCCATTGACGAACAGATTGTCAAAGACCTTCGTTCTGACTTGCGATCACAACTAGCACCAGTAGCCACTCAGATTGCTGGCGCTGTTCCAGTTGACCCACCACTATCGGGCTTCAGAAACAATGGCGCTACTGGCTGGTCACCGGTGAAGGGCAAAGTCGGCTTTACGCCAGGTAAGTCTCGAAACAACGCAAAGAACCTAGTAGCCATTCGTGTTGACCCAGTAGGTGGTAAGCGTGGTCTCTACATCGCCGAACTCGCAGGTTCGCGCTCGGCTGGTTCTACGCCATCAGGCGCTAACCTTATTTCAGTTCTAAACTCTCGCTCACCGATGAATGGTCGAGGCGGTCGCTATGCCTACAAGCAGTTCCGATTCTTGAGACCAGATGTTGTCAAGATAGCGGAGCGCATCTTGAATGCTACCTTCGCAAAGATTGACAGGAAGATTGACTAATGGCAATCAATTTACCCATTGTCTCCAAGTTTGATGACAAAGGAATCAAGCAAGCTGAGAAGCAACTAGGTGGACTCAGCTCGACTCTCAAGAAGATGGGTGGCGTTCTAGCTGCTACCTTCTCCGTTGCTGCCATTACTAACTTCGCCAAAGAATCTATCGCTTCAGCCGAGGCAGTTCAGGTTGCCAATAACCGCATCGAGCAGATCACAAAGAGCATGGGCATCTTTGGTGATGAGACCGACAAGGTTGCCGCTCGACTAATCAAGTATGCGGAAGCGAATGAACTAACCGTTGGTGTTGACGCTGAGGTCATCAAGGCAACTCAGGCAAAGCTTCTTACATTCAAGGAACTAGCAAACACCGCCGACTTTACAGGCGGTGCTTTTGACCGCGCTACCAAGGCAGCCATTGACCTAGCAGCCGCTGGTTTTGGTTCTGCCGAGACCAATGCCGTTCAGCTTGGTAAGGCTCTACAAGACCCAATCAAGGGAATCTCCGCGCTACGCCGTGCCGGTGTTACATTCACGGAGGCAGAGAAGGAAAAAATCAAGACTCTGGTTGAGTCTGGTCAGATTCTTCAAGCTCAGAACCTAGTTCTATCGGCTATCGAAACTCAGGTTGGCGGAACTGCCGCGGCTACTGTTACCGCAACTGAGAAGATGAAGCTTGCCTTTGACAATGTAAAGGAATCAGTCGGAGCAGCTCTACTCCCAGCCTTCGAGAGCCTATCGAAGACCATTATCGAGATGATGTCTAAGCTTGGCCCTGGTCTGGCTCAGGTCTTCTCAGCGCTTGCGCCAGTCTTTGACAAGATCGCAGTAATCTTGCCGAGCCTAGTTGACGCTTTGATTCCAGTCATTGATGTCTTTGCTCAGGTAGCAGTTCTAGTGGCTGACTTGGCAATCGCACTTATGCCAGTTCTAGTGTCGGTGCTTGAGGCAATCATGCCAGCGGTTCAGGCAATCCTGCCATTGTTCGCCGAGTTCCTCAAAGACCTAATTCAACCGCTAGTCCCAGCCATTCAAACTTTGATTACGGCTTTCACGCCACTACTCGAGGCAGTCCTACCAGTCATCGTAGAACTTATGAATGCTCTATTGCCAGTAGTAGTTGCTTTGCTTGAGGATGGCATCACAGCGCTAATTCCTGCGATTACTGAATTGATTGCTGCCTTCGTGCCACTACTAAGCGCGACTCTGCCAATCTTGGTGGACTTGCTAAAGAACATTGTCATTCCAGCAATCCGTGTTGTTGGATCGGTAGTTGCTCAGGTTTTCGGTGGAGCAGTCGAGTTCATCACCACCTCGCTCGCTTCGATTATGAAGCAGTTAGTGCCATTCGCTAAAGCCTTCGGTGACCTATTCGTTGGTATTCGCAACTTCGTCAAGCCAATCATAAATAGCATCATCGGCTTTGTTCAGAACATGGCAAACGGAATCATTGACGGTATCAATGCCGCCATCCGTGCCATCAACAAAATCAATGTCACTATTCCGCCTTGGGTTCCGGTCATCGGTGGCGAGAGCTTCGGCTTCAACATTCCCGAGCTAAGCAAGATTGCTATCCCACGACTTGCCGAGGGTGGAATCGTTATGCCTCAGCCTGGCGGTGTTCTAGCAAACATCGCGGAAGCAGGAAAGCCAGAGGCAGTCATCCCACTTGACCGCTTTGATGGCATGGGGAAGAAGGTAGAGTTCAACATCACCGTAAATGCTGGAATGGGAGCAGACGGATCAGACATCGGTCGCAAGATTGTAGATGAGATTCTGCGCTACGAGCGCTCATCCGGTCGAGTATTTGCGAGGGCCTAGTGGCAACGAACAAAGTAGAGATTGGTTTTGACCTATCAGGATTACCCGATGCCGAGTTTGCTCGCCTTGACGATGCGTTCTATGGCATCCTAGACGCGCCTCAGACCATCCTCGGTGGCGCTATCTATCAGGATGTCACTCCGTTCGTTGTGAACTACTCTCTGACACGCGGTAAATCGCGCCAGCTTGACCGCTATCAGGCGGGAAAGTTGTCGGTAGACCTAAACAACAACACTCGCATTTTCGACCCGCTATACGGCGCTTCACCTTACCGTGGTCAGATCATCCCTAAGCGAGCCGTTCGCATTACCTCAAATGATGACATCCAATACGAAGGTGTTATTGACGACTGGGACTTGAGCTACGAACCTCGGGGTAACTCAATCGCAAGCATCACGGCTTCAGATGCTTTTACTCAGTTCGCTAACCAAACCCTAGTGGGTGGCACGGCGACCGCTCAGACTACTGGTCAGCGCATCGCAGTCGTTCTGGCAAATGCTGGTGTTCAATGGCCTCAGAACCGAGTCAGCCTCGAAACAGGTTTACAACAACTCTCAAACGCCGACATCCCTGATGGAGCAAACGCGCTTCAATACCTACAAACAATCGCAGACTCCGAGCCTGGCTCAATCTTCATTGACAAGGAGGGCTTCGTTGTCTTCAAGGATCGACAAGCGCAACAGAACGGAACGGCAGTCTTCTTCAGCGATGACGGCTCGGGCATTCCGTATCAGGGTCTCGGTGTTGTTTATGGTGCTGAACTTCTTTACAACGAAGTTGTGGTTAGCCGGACAGGTGGCGGGACAGCGATTGCGACCAACACATCATCGCAGGAGCAATACGGAATCCAAAGCCTAAGCCGCTCGAACCTACCGCTCGATTCTGACGCAAGCGCAACCGACCTTGCCGATTACCTAGTGGCTCAGTTCGCTCAGCCAGAGTATCGCTTTGAGTCACTCGAGATTGAGTTGAACGACCTAACCCAAGCCGAGCAGAATCAGATTCTCGGACTCGAGCTAGGTAACTTCGTGCGCGTGAAGTTTATGCCAAACAATGTTCCGCCAGCGATTGACCGTTATGCGGAAATAATCAGAATTGCTCAGAGAGTTACGCCAGCATCTCACCGCGTGACCCTTGGGTTAGCATCTACTGAATACAACTTCTTTAGGCTATCGGACTTGGTGTTCGGTAGACTATCTACTGGAAACGCTTTGGCGTATTAGGAGATTTCATGTCAGGTTGGAAACAATGGCAACTCGCCGAGGTTGTTGAGTTCGAGGAGTTCCAGAGTTATCTTCAGGATCAGGTCGTTCAGGTTTACGCAGGAACGGCTGCTCGTTCGGTCGCACTTGGAACTGCCGTTTCTGAGGGTATGGTTTCCTATCTACAAGACACCAACGCGCTTGAGTATTACAACGGCTCGGCTTGGGTCTCAGTATCTAACCCAGGCGACATCACCGAGGTAACCGCAGGAACTGGTCTTACTGGTGGCGGAACATCTGGTGCGGTGACTCTGAATGTCAACTACGGCGCAGTCGGTTCGGCAGTTCTCGCATCCCCAAACATCACAGGCACCGCAACAATCGCCGCAGGTTCGGTAACTGGCAATCTAGTCGTTGGTGGTGACCTATCAGACCCAAACTGGACAGCATCTCGAGTCCTAACAACTTCAGGTTCAACCGCAGTAACTTCGACCGTAACCTCGACCGAGCTTGGCTATCTATCAGGTGTAACCTCAGCCATTCAGACTCAAATAAACGGCAGAGTATCGCAGACTAACGGAGTCGTCACGACTGCCGCAGTAGGATCAGTTGTTGTTCGTAACATCGCGATTTCAACCGCAACTCCATCAGGCGGTTCTGATGGTGATGTTTGGTTACAATACACACCATAAGGGGAACAAGTGACAGCGAATACTCGCGTTAGTGGTAGTTACAAAAGTGTCAGCAAAATCAGCGTTCGTGTTGGTGGTAGCTGGAAAGATGTATCTAAGGGCAGCGTTCGCGTTGCTGGCGTATGGAAAGAATTTTTTACTTCGATTTCTCCGACATTTAGCTGTGATTTTCTAGTCGTTGCCGGTGGTGCTGGCGGCGCAGGGGCTTTAAGTTTCAATGCTGGTCACGGAGCTGGTGGAGCTGGTGGTTATAGATCTTCTGTTTCTGGTGAATCATCAGGCGGTGGAGCTGCTGCTGAATCTCCACTAACCGTTAGTATCGCAACTAATTACACGGTGACAGTCGGAGCTGGCGGAGCTGGCGGAGCTGGCGGTGGCAACAATAACGGAACTAACGGAGGAAACTCTGTGTTTGCTACAGTCACATCTTTAGGCGGTGGCTATGGAGCAGCAGCTGGAAATGGTGGTAGTGGCGGATCAGGCGGTGGCGCTCGCTATGGTTCTACTGGCGGAGCAGGAACGAGCGGTCAAGGTTTTGCTGGTGGATCGAATGTCGGAGTAAACAGTTCTTTTGGTGGTGCTGGTGGCGGTGGCGCTGGGGCTGTCGGAGCATCCATTGGAAATTTTCAATCAAATGGTGGCGCTGGAGGTATCGGGGTTCAATCCTCAATTACAGGAACGCCTACATATAGAGCAGGTGGGGGTGGGGGTTCTGGCTATTCACCTACTGGAGGTTCTGGCGCAAGTGGTGGTTTAGGTGGCGGAGGTAAGGGCGCACCTGGGGCAACCGCTGGGCAAGCTAATACAGGTGGAGGTGGCGGTTCTGGTGAGGGTGGAAGCGCAAGCGCGGGCGCATCTGGTGGGTCCGGTATTGTGATTATTCGCTACCCATCGTCCTACACAATTACCGTTGGTGCTGGCCTAACATCATCAACAACAACAGTAGGTTCAAACAAGGTAACTACATTTACTGCGGGGACTGGAAACATAAGTTTTAGCTAGAATTGACTAGACGATAAGGAAATTATGAGCGGATACAGAACTTGGACTCCACTCGAGGTCATCACGGCTTCGAATGTTCAGAGCTACCTACAGGATCAGACGGTTATGGTGTTCCCATCATCGTCAGTTCGCTCGACCGCAATTACCGTTCCAACTGAGGGAATGTTGTCCTGGCTTGAGGATGGCGACAAGTATCAGTTCTACAATGGCTCGGCTTGGGAAGACCTTATTGTTCCTATCGAAGGCGGAACGCAGGGACAACCATACATCTCGGGTGGAACTGCTCCGGCATCTTTCGGTGATGTCAAGGCTGAATTTATTGCGACTACGCTTCAGGGCAAATCAGCAAACTATACCGTAACAGCGGCAGACACAAACACCGTGCTAAATGTAACTTCGCAAGCCACCGTGACTGTTCCAGATGTCATCACTAGCATCGGCGATCGTGTAGACATTATGAGAAACACTTCGGGAACTGTATTCATAGCGGCGGGAACTGGCGTTAGCTCATGGGCTGGTGGCGGAACGGCTGGTGCTGGAGTCGTCTTTTACATTCACACTTCTTATGCCGCAGCCAGCGTTATGAAGACTGGCGCAAATGAGTATCGAGTTATCGGTCAAGTATCGGCATGATTCCCTTATACGCGCTTCAGGGTGGTAGACCGGTAGTTGTTGACTATCTAGTAGTCGGCGCTGGCGGTGGTGGAGCTTTTCAAAATGTCGGAGCTTTTGCCGCTATGGATGGTGGCGGTGGCGGTGGCGGTGGAGTCACAACTAGCGTTGGTTCATCTGGTGGCGGTGGGCCAGCTTTGAATGACATTCGTTTTATTGGTGGGCAAGAAGTCCTAGTAATAGTTGGTGCTGGTGGTGCTGTAAATAGCCAAGGTAGTGATTCTCGATTCGCTGATGTTATAGCAATCGGAGGCGGCGCTGGTGGTAGATCAAACATTCCTTCGGCTGGTGGAACTGGTGGCTCAGGCGGTGGAGGAGCGAGCAATACACTAGGCGGAGATGGCACTACAAATCAGGGCTTTGCTGGTGGTGCTGGTGGTGGTGAGGGAGCTAACTATCCTTCGACATTTATCGCTGGCGGTGGTGGTGGTGCTGGTGAAGCTGGAAATACAGATACTGTTGGTTTTGGCGGAGACGGCATAAGCAATTCTCTAAGTGGTTCTTCAGTTACCTATGCTGGCGGTGGTGGTGGTTCTCGCGGTGGTGGTGTAGGTAATTCTGCTGGAGGCGATGGTGGCGGTGGTAACGGTGGCACTAATGGGCGAAACAATGCCGGTGTCGAAGCATCACCAGGCGCTGCTAATTCTGGCGGTGGTGGCGGTGGTGGATCTTACTACAATGTTCCAGGAACTGGAGTCTATGCCGTAGACGCTAAGCCTGGTGGTTCTGGTGTTGTAATAATCCGTTACCCAGCTCTTGCCAGAATCATTGATCGCATTGACCCAGGCTTGACTTATACATACAGCAACGATGGCACTTTCCACCGTTACATTTTTACCAGCGGTGCGGGTAACATTATCTTTTAGGAGAGCAAAATGGCACATTATGCGTTTTTAGACGAGAACAACATTGTCACCGAGGTAATTGTCGGTCGCAACGAAGACGAGGTAGTTGAGGGGATCAGCGACTGGGAGGCTTACTACGGTGAGCTTAGAGGTCAGCGCTGCCTACGAACCTCATACAACGGCAACATTCGCAAGAACTACGCTGGCATCGGTTATTCATACTCTGACAATCTTGACGCATTTATTCCGCCAAAGCCTTATGAGTCATGGGTTCTGAATGAAGAAACCGCGACTTGGGAAGCTCCGATTCCTTACCCTACAGATGGCGTTATGTATACCTGGAACGAGTCTGCTGGTGACTGGGAAGCAACCGTTTTCCCTACAACGCCTGAAGTAGAATAGAAGAATGGCTGACGAGACCAACTCAGTTCGTATTACGAACGCTCAAGTTTATGAAAAGTTGATGGAGATCAACGCTGTTCAAATTGAGATGGTCGCAGAAATCAGGGGGCTCAAGCACCTACCAGAGAAGGTTGCTGAACTCGACAACAGGCTGGGAAAGGTCGAGCTAATCGCAAAACTGGTTTACAGCGTTTATGGCGCTATCATTGGCGCAATCGCAGTCGCACTTACTCGGCAGTTGTAAACTAGAGGCATGAAGCTTCCGTTCCACCACTCCAAGATAACTGGTAGGTTTGGCACACTCTCAGAGTTCCGCAAAGCTCGAGGTCTCCAGCCGCACTCTGGTCTGGATTTCGCTATGCCAGTTGGAACACCTATCCCTGCTCTCGCAAACGGAACAATCGTTCTATCTCAGGAATCTAAGGTCTTGGGACATGTCGTAGTTCTACGCATCATGGACAAGCAAAAGAAGCTCGCCTACATTGGTTACTGCCACCTACAAAAGCCAGGCGCAGAGGTCGGCACGAAGGTCAAAGAAGGCGAAACTGTCGGCTTTGTTGGTAACACCGGAAGCGCATCATCTGGCCCTCACCTACACATGACCGTAAGCCGTGAGGTAAAAGGCGTGTTCGGCCCAACATCAGTCAAGCAAGATCCTATTCAATTCGTGAAGGATAACAAGTGAAAGAAACAATCA